AATATATTTGCGCAGGCAAATCTGGTAAAACACGGTCTTTCCAATTTTCCTGTATTTTTTCGATTTTTTCGGTAAGAGTGTCTAATCTATATTGGTTTTTCATATGATTGCATTCTTTGCAACACGCTTTGCAGTTTTCGATGGTATACCCGACAGTGTTATCGACGCGGTCAATACCATTTGTATTTGAGTCGGTGGATTTTTTGCCGCATAAATAACAGTCTTGTTTTATGATGGTTCTGTAGTCGTCATTGGTGATGGCGAATTCAAGGTCCTTCTTTTCCGCACGACTTCTGTAAGATGCGTAGGAAACACATTTGGCGTCGGGGAAACATTCGGGGTGCGTTTGTAATGGTTCTGTGTTTTTCGTGAATGAATGAATATGCCGTATCCTCTTGATAAATGTAGCAGAATCGAGCGAACCTTTCATCCAATTACACATAGCACAGCAACTGACTCCATTGGATTGTATATATCCTTCTGCTTGGTTCATACGGTCTATGCCATTAAACCCTTTTTCGTCTAAGATTCCACAGTAATAGCACGGGTTCACAATCAATGCTTTGAATTCCTCCTCTGAAAATGTAAACTGAAGTTTCTTAATGCGAGCAGACCTCTGATAAACTTTGTAATGTGCTTCTATACTTTCCCGGCGTTTCCGATTCGCTTCTTCCATTTTCTCGGGATTCCGGTCGCGCCAATTCTTCATCACATTCGCATTGTGTTGCAAATATCCGTCAATATCTTTTGCTGCCCGTTTGGCGCGGGATTTTTTGCATTTTTGTTCCACTTTATCTGGATTCGCTTCTTCCCACGCTTTTTTTACTGCAATTCGTTCTGGTTTTTTAGATGCTATACGTTCAAGTGCATTGCGGTGTTCTTTATCGCGATTTTTATCGTTACGAATCCATGTTTCGCGGCAATCTTTACAGGATTTCACATATCCTTTGTTCTTGGTTCCTACGAATTCATCGAGAGGTTTTGTCTTCTCACAGTTTTTGCAGAATCTGGTCTGTGGGTCTTTTTCTTCTGCAATTTTTGCGGCATTCGCTTTCCTAGCATCATCGCGTTCTTTTTCTCTTTTGCGACAAGGTTCACATCTGACAAATTCATATTCTTGGTCTAATTGTGCGGTGCATCCACGTATAACATTTTTGCAGTTCCGTTTTCCTAAAGACTCCGTCTCGTCGATGAATACACACAACTGGTGCTTCTTGCAGTACTTGTTTTCTTGGGTAGATTTGGCATTGCAACACTCTTTTGCACAAGTCCCAGAGTGAGGATGCAACTTCGGAATTGGATTATTATCCGGAGAAAAAGAGTTTTGTAGGCATAATGCGTTAGCACAGTTTATTTGGGACATATTTGACAGGTATGGCAATTGTTACATACATTTAAAGTATATTGTTTATGTTGTTTCTATATATTTATATGATTATTGCAAAAATGTTTTACTTTTGATAAAACATTTTTATTTGATTTTTTATTTATTATATTTTTCTGATTTTTATAATTATGGATAAGATGTTTAATTGGAATCTCGACTACCTCTAAGTTTCCCTAGAGGGATGGACTGTATCTTACCGGGGTTCAGGTTGCTTAGACCATCATTACACCGGAATTGCGGTTCAGTCTCTGACGGCCAACCATTGACTAGCAATAACGTCTTTAGGTTGTAACCATGCGGATCGTCCAATCCTCTCACATTATTACCATACCCGAGTTCTATTCTCGGCCATACGCTGGTTTCCCAGACATACTTGGTAGTGGAGGCTCTAAGGATTTCCCCGAACAACAAGCAATTTTGCACGAACAACCCATTTGTTCGCACTAGCACTCGACTATAATCCAGGAGTCAAAACGAAGTTTCACAAAGCATTGCCTGGTTGCTTTGTGCGTAGTACTTTTCTGCGCTATTCTTAATTAAACACACCAACAATAAATAGTTGATGAGTAAACTGTAGTTTAACGCTACGCCTGCCCAACGGCGTCACTCACATTTCTGTGGATGTTTGGACTGTATCTTAACCAGATTCAGACTGCTTAGGTCATCATTATCCAGCAATAGCGGTTCAGTCTCTGACGGCCAACCATTGACTAGCGAAACGTCTTTAGGTTGTAACCATGCGGATTGTCCAATCCTCAACATTATTACCATACCCGAGTTCTGCTCTCGGCCATGCGCTGGTTTCCCAGTCACACTTGGTAGTTGAGGCTCTAAGGAGTTCCCCGAACAACAAGCTATTTTGCAAGGTCTGTAAGACCTCACTAATACCTGACTATAATCCAGGAGTCAAACTAAATTTCCCACAAGCATTGCCTGGTTGCCTGTGGTAGGGTATTTTTCTGCACAGATGAAACGACACATCAGATTGTAATAACACAATCCGAGTATCAGTTCGTTTATGCCGCTCATAACACGCAAAACATTGTAATTGACTGCATACACACGGACCTTGGCAGTGTTTGTTCCGGAGACAGTTGGACTGGAGAGGACCAATTGGAGAACAGCATTGTCAATTCGTGAGAAGTTGCAGGTGCCCGAGGGTTGGTGTTCCTCAGGGCGGAGAGCAAAGGAATACACGTTGATTCCAGTGTCGGGGTGGCGGGTGTGGTGTTGGAATGGTTGGACGATGTCGAAGTATGAACCTTCACGCTCGGAGAATCGGTCCTGTCCGTTCAACTGCAACTTAGCAGTGACGACTGGGTTTTCACCCCAGCAGTGCATATCAAGAGCAGTCTCAGCAAGAACGAATGTTCCAGCATCAGATACAGATGAGCCAGATGCGTTACCATTAGCAGGGTTGGAGAAATCAAACGCGGATGCAGCAGATGCCCATTGAGCAGCATTAGCAGAAGCGGCGGTGGCGACGGCATCAATGGCACCTCCCATCTGGAAAAGACCAGAGGCGTTGATGAAGGCGTTGGCACCGGATGTCTCTAATGGTCCACCGAAAGCGTGGATGGCGTTGGGGAGAGCATCGATGGCATCGGTGTAGTTGAAGGGTTGAGCACCGAGGGTCTTGAAAAGGGTGTTTCCACCTTCAAGAGATGAGCAGTAATCAACGTTGGCATCGGGTTGGACGACCCAGATGAGTTCCTTGCAGGGGTGGTTGAAGTTGAGCTTAATCTTGTTGCTGGAAGAACCGACAGATTCATCACCAGTGAATTGGAGTTGCTCAATCAAGTACTCGTGGGGGTTCTGGGCGAACTTTCTTCGTTCATCGGTATCCAAGAAGATATAGTCGATGTAGAGAGAGGCAGCAACAAGGGATTGTTGGTATGCCCCGGCGACAGAAAGGGATCCACTGTCAGCGGTCAAGTTCTTGACTGCCCACAAGCACTCACCAATAGGGCGGAAATCGATGTTAATCTTGACTTCGTGAAACTGTACATTCACGGTTACCCCTCCTTTCGGAGTATTTATTGGAATTCTTATGTCGATTAACTATTACTCATAAGAACTATTTGCCGTAATTCGCAAAGAATTACTTGTCCAGGGATTAGAACTATACCTTATTCAGTCATTGAAGATGATTAGTCTTCTCGTGACCATATCCGTCTAGTCGTTGAACCTTTCTCATACCCTTATCTATAGCGGGGTTAGAGACTTGGCTGCTGATTGTCTATTTCAACTGTGTTTTGAACAGTTTCATACTTTACATTTTCACTATACACGAGTTTATTCTCGTCCATTGGAATGTTTCCATACCAATTTAGTAGCAAAGTCTTTAAGAGTTTCCAGCAATTTGGATATGTTGCATCCTTAATGAAAACTTTTGCTTCATTAGTAACAGGATACTAGCATCTGAGTATGATGACGAATATCATCCCGAGACTCCAACAAATTTTCCCTAAAGCAGGGCTCGGATGCTTTAGGTTGGATACTTTTGCGCCCTACAGATTTCAAGGCGATAAGCGGAAGAGCAAGTCCAGGGTTGCGGTTGAACCAGAACAAGAGGGGAACATAGAGGGTTGTCTCAGGGAGAGACTTGCGAGGAGCACACACCTGGGCAGGTCCTCCAGACGAGGCACAAGGACCAGTGATATCAGCGAATGTAGGGTCAGTGATGTAGGTCAATTGGGTGGTGTGTCCAATCATCTTGTAGTATCCCTTTTGCTGTTCAGAGGAGAGGGTCAATTGGTTCCAGATGTGCATCCAGTCACCATATTGACGGTCGATTCTCTGTCCACCAATTTCGACTTCAACCTGGGCAATAAGTTGCTCACCAGGGAAATCTAACCAACGCGCATAGACACCATCATTTCCAGTTCCGGAGGTAGGCAAAAATCCTTGGTTAATCTCGGGGAGAGTAACCTGCAAATATGTGCGGAATGCCATATCACCGTTACGGGCAATGGTGCATGTAACGCGGCGTCCAAAGTCAGCTTGTCCAGAGAATGTCTGTTCAATGCTTTCCATGGCAAAGTTGGTGTGGCGGCGGTAAGATACCTTCCAGAATGTGATTTCGGGTGTTCCTGTAAGGAAAACGTCCTGTGCGCCGTAGGCGACTAGTTGCATAAGAGCTCCTCCCATTTTAGTTCGGGTTAATTATATTATTCCTAAATAAAATAAAATCATCAACCACATAAAAAATACTTAAACCATACCCAGCAATTATAAAATGGATATTATTCTATAATTTTATATCTTCTATACAAGTCGAATAATCGATAAAAATATAGAATAAAAAATCCATAGGCGTATTTTTGATGTATATTAATTCATGTTATCGGAAAAGAATGTTTCTAAATATCCACGTCTGAAGTATTCTTTTTTGCCTTCGTGTTTCTTCGAAAATATATATGCACCTTTCCGTTTTTTTACTTTCCATCCATTCTCGAGTGCATTCATTATAAAACTGCATATTTCATTTGCGGTTATCTCTTTCGTCATGGCAAAATGACGATTTTATTGCTTTATATACTAAATAGTTAAACAGTATATAAACCTTACACGAATGTGTGTTGGGAAACGGGTTTAGAATCCACCAGGGAATCTAACTAAATTGAGACCAATGCCCAATCCGGCGCCGTTTCTGGCGGATGATCCCATTGCAGGGACAAATACGTCCAACACAGCGAATGTGGCAGCGGCAGTCAATGCAATGATGACAATTTCTTCAGTACTTAGTTTTCCAACTTTTGGAATAGCATAAGCAGCAATAGCAACAACAAGACCTTCAATGATGTACTTAATAGCTCGGCGTACGAGTTCTCCAAGATTAACAGCGCTCATTTTGTTAAAGTATACTATACTAAAATAAAATATCAAGAGAAATCGGTATTAAAAATCATATATGTACAAGTAAATGAAACCATATGGGACAATTCCGGAGAGAGGATGTAACGTAGGAATTGGATGATTAATACGAAGTGCCACAGAAACGACCATAGATATGTTCCGTAGGTATAATGGGACAATTCCGGATAGATCGTAGAAATAATGCATATGAAATGCGCAATCCAAAGAAAGGGTGTAAATAAAATTAGTCTGTCAAATGATTTAAACCGATTATGCTAAATATGTTCATACGATACAAAAGCGAAATGTCGTCTTCTAAAAATACATTTGAACGAAAAAATCTACCAAACGGAAAAGCAAATCCAAAATATGTTGATTTATGCGATGAGGATATGCCAATTGCTGGTCAAAAATTCGCGTGTGTCAGTTTCGTGTCTCCTGAAAATATCCTAAAGAAACGCGAGGCGTTTTTATTCGACGAATTCATAAAACAATGGGAGTTCAGTAAGACAATGTCTAAATTCGGTGATTTCTTGAATTTCATTGCATATAAGTATAATGCAAATATCGAAGATTTAACCTCGGATTTCAATGAATTCGCTAAATCAGAAGAAGCGAAGTTGAGAGAAGAGGAATTTGAATCACATTTCCGTACTTTCTGCGACAAGAACGAAGATTCACTAAATCTCCGGTTCAGTCGAGAACACGCGTTTCAGACTTCTACGAGAGGACTCAAGATTCGCGGTGTTTTTAATACACAAGAAGAGGCGGAGATACGATGCAAGAAGTTGCGCGAAACCGACCCGAATCACGACATCTTCGTTGGTCCAGTGGGTATCTGGATTCCTTGGGACCCGGATGCTTACAAGACTGGACGTGTGGAGTTTATGGAAGAAGAACTCAATCAATTGCATAGTGAGAAGTTGAAGAACGAAGAACGTGCTAAACAGGCGTTTGACCAGCGTGTGAAGGATGCGAAGAAGAAGGCGATTATGGAGAATATCGAGTTGGCGAAGAAAAGCGGTAATGTTCTTACGCAGACAATTGACGAGGAAGGCAATTTGGTTGGTGTCAACAATACGGTCAATTTCGATGAAAGAGAAGCGGCTGATACGGATAATTCGGATGCTCATGCTCAACAGTTGAGAGACGCTTTGAAGAATGCAGGTAAGTAGAATGAATATGAAATGGAAAAAATTACATAAACCAAACGGTGTTTATATAATTTCAAATGTGGTTAGTAATTATACATGTCCTCTCAAAAACCATCGGGAACGGAATCGGAATTAGAACCGTTTTACATGCTAAATATAAATGAAGAAACCCATCCGATTTCTACACTTGCTGCGTCAGTTATACCTCAATCGGAAAAGGAAAAAGAACCAGAAAAAGAACCAGATACAACGGACAACGAGGTCGAAGCATTAAGCAATAATAAAGTTGGTGTGGAAATCGAACCGGATGTGAAAGCAAATCGCGTTTCGGTGCAAATATGTTCTTGTTCGTTGATATTTAATTGCTTCTCGCCGAATAGGTAGGTGGATACGAATCAGACTAAATAGATTTCAACATGTATTACGTAAAATATATATATGTTGAAAATAAACGAGATAATTATCGTTTTCTGTTGTGGCGTGTTTTTTTTGATTTTTTGGAACGCCGTCTTCGAATAGTTTTTGTTTTGTTACGATACTTTCTTCCTCCTTTTTGTCCAGTTTCGGTTTGTCCAGCTTTGGGTTGTAGTTGTT